CGTAGACGCGCTTGATGAAGAGCGAGAAAAGGAACTTGAGGTGGTAGAAACGGAAGAGGCCGAAGAAAGCGAATCTTCTGAAGAATCCGAAAAAGTAAAGAAGCAAAAGAAGTGGGATTGGGAATCTAAGGGTCTAGAAAATTTTATTTCATGGGTCAAAGAAAGAATTTCCGATGTTCCAAGACATTCAGGATATGATGCGGCTGGCGTAGACAGAGCTATTTCTTATTTGGAAAAGCTAGATTCAGAAATATCAAGAGCGATGAGATTTGATTTTGATGGACTGATCGATGCAAATGAAATCGAAGAAATTCGAAAAAGTATTGAGGATGGCGTTGCCAAGCTAAATGAAAGATTTGAAAAGATCAGTAAAAAGAACAAGAAGAAAAAGAAAAGAGCAGATGAAGATTATTTGCTTGTCAAAGAAGGCCAGAAGGTTCCTGGCATTCAGGGAATTGTGGTTACAGTACCGCTTCTCATTTCAACAATAGCCAGAACTTGCATTAATGGCGCTGTTTCTGCTGGGCACGATATCGAGTATATTTTTCAAGAGCAATCCAAAAAATTTAAGCTAACAGATCGTGAAAAGGTAGAAGTTGTTCAGCTCATGTCTGATATGGGTTATCCATTGAGGAGAGATCGTGGGTTTATGCTCGATGAGGACGTTGATACAAGGTCTTCTGATAACTTTGACTGGTCAGCTCAATACTCGGGATAAGGGTGATTCTTGACATCTTCTAAAAAAAGACAGCTACCATCTATAGTAAAGCAATCTGATTGGCGGTCCGCAAAGTCAGAATCAAGTTTAATAGATGATTTTCAAAAGAATCTAGAAAAGCTATCTGTTCAGCCCTATAGATCTGAAGAAGATAGTATTTATAATCAAATATCTTCGATTATGGGAAATAGGCCTAGATTCAGCAGCGTGCAAGCTGCCGTAAGAGACATGCAAAATCGCAGCGGCTTAACGGATTATTTGAAAAAATTAAATTCAGAAAGCCAAACCAATTCAAAAAAAATAGCGTCAGAAGATAGTCGAAATTTGAATGTGGTTGGAATTCTACAAAATCAATCAATCAAATCAACAATTGATAATATCATTAGCGACAATCATGGCGCAATGGACATATCACAGGTTTTAAGCCGCGCCAAACAAATTCATGGAACAGAGGTTAGCGATAATGTCATGTGGGATCAGAGAGAGTTATTTGAGTATATCAAGAAGAAGTCCGACGAGTGCAGGCGCGACAATGGACAAGTAAATGACTCTAATCTTGGAAGAAGACCAAGCGGAAAAGACATTCTTGATACCGCAGACCCTTCCAACACAGATGCTTTTCATTCTTTAAATCCGGCTATTAGCGGAAAATAACATACCGCCAATTCCAACCTATGACAATAGATAAAGACCTTTTCAACAAGCTTAAAGATCAGCTTTTGATGCTAGATCCGGTAGCATTCGTTGAAAAGTATCTAACTCTAGATGGTAAGCCATTTAAACTAAATGGCAGCGGATACAGGCCATTTGGCGATATCTATCGGTACATTGGCGTAAAGGCGCTAGAGCCAAATTCCAAACCAGTCATTATGGTAAAGGGTCGTCAGGTCGGTGGAACTACGATGGCTGGCGCTTTGGAAATGTATTTCATGGGATCCAATATCTTTGGAGTTGGAAATAAACCGCCAATAAGAATCATGCATGCGTTTCCACAGCTGGAGTTAGCAGCGGCTTATTCAAAGACAAAATTAAATCCAATGATTTCTTCTTCTGTAATTGATGATTCAGAAGGTATGAAGCAAAAGCCAAAGTCTTACATGCAAAAAATGTTGGACCAAAGCAGTTCAACTCCAGACTCTCTTAGCTTTAAGCAATTTATTAACGGAAATCATATTTGGGTTGATTCAACTGGTCTTGATGCAGACAGGATCCGCGGTCGAACTCTTGACGTTATTTTTTTCGATGAAGTGCAGGACACTCCTGGCATAGCGATTACAAACGCAACAAAGACATTATCTAAATCTCAGTATGGATCTGTCGGAAATGGAGTTCAGGTATATTTCGGTACACCGAAAAAGAAAGGTTCAGATTTTTACAAGATGTGGGAAGTATCAAATCAGCAATACTACCATCTTGGATGCGAAAAATGCCACAAGCACTTTCCTCTTTATACGCCCGGAAGTGATGAGTGGGAAAGAATCTGGCTTCATGGATTTATTGTAAAGTGCACTCACTGTGGTCATGAGCAGGATAAAAGGCAAGCGGCCGAGCGCGGAAAATGGGTGCCATCAAAAGAAGAAAAGGATTGCATGATGATTGGTTTTCATATCAATCAGCTGTACATACCTGAGTTTACAAAAGAAAAAATAATGTCGGAAAAGCCAGGAGTTCATCCTGTAAACACCGAGCGAGATTATCAAAATGAAGTTCTTGGAGAATTTTTCCAAGGCGACTCTAGCCCAATTACAGTCGAAGACATACGCGAGCATTGCGCTGACTTCGAAAGAAAGATGCGAGCAAGAATATCTCCAGAAGAAGAGCAGGTTGTTTTTCTTGGTGTTGACTATGGCGCTAGATCTGACTTAGAGCAACTAGCAAACCCAAACAAAAATAAAAGCCAAGGCCAATCCTATAGCACGGCTGTTGTTTTATCGGTAAAGGGACCCAATCTTCTTTCAATAGAGTTTGCCACAAAGTTTAAAAGAAATGATATTGAAAGCAAGAAAGGAATCATAGACGCCATAATGCGTCAGTATAACATCAAGCTGGCTATTGGCGACATTGGTTACTCAAATGATTTTTCTGAAATAATGCACAATTCTTACGGAGATAGGTACCTTGTTTCTAGAGCTCACAACAAGGTTAATGACAAAGTAAAATTTAACAAAGATGCTTTTCCAAAAGAATTGGTTTTTGAGCGAGATTTTTATATAGGCGAACTATTTGAGCTTATGAAAAAGGGGCAGGTAAGATTTCCATATGGCGATTACGAGAAAATTGCTTGGCTTGTAGCGCATTGCGCTAGCATGGATATTAAGCCATCTTTGTCAAAGTATGGGGATCCAACAATTCACTACGTTAAGGGCTCTTCTCCGAATGACGGATTTATGGCTCTTTTGAACGCTTATTTGGCTTACAAGTTTACGATCACAAATGGATTTTCTATTCACAATCCACTTTTAATGAACAAAGACCCTGGCAAAGAAAATAAGCCGCTGGCAATAACTGGTGTTATTACGCGAAGAATGTAATTTAATTACGCATTTTTTTTGCGACTAAATGTTATTTTATGAAAAATAACAGAAAACCACGCCTTTAGGCGGGGGATGAATGCGGAAATAAAAAAACAAAAAACATATAACAATGATATATAAACTATATTTGCAGCTTGCTGCAAACTCTCAAATGCCCTCGAAAAAAGATAAGCATTTTTTTTGGGCTCGGTACGAGCCTTGCGATATCGTAAGATATTTCAGGATCTCACGACTTTAGTCGTGAGTAGCTCACATATAACTGTTAGCTTCGGCTCTTAATAAGAAAAATTTCCGCTACCGCTATCACTGTACCCAGACGTAGGGTCTCTTTGCCAGGCCATATTGTTTAGCCTGTACCCTCTTCTTTGGATGGATGTAAACTCCATGTTATAATCAAATAAGCCAACCTCTTTCTCCGTAATTGTCATTGAAGTAAAAAAACCCCTGTGAACCCAGCCCTGGTAGAACATTTCAACGCCAAATGCGAATTCAGCTATGGTGGGTATTTTTCTTGACGCTAATGAATTAGATGAATTGCCAACTCCAAATACCCCATCAACTATGGTTGACGCAAGCTCATCTTTAATAAGAGAGGTTAGGCTGCCGGATTGGCTTTTTGTGAAATTTTCAGCGGCTAAAGTTAATCCGATTCCATCAAAGGCGTATTGCTCTGCTCTATAAACTTCATATAAAATATTTATACCTTCAATTCCAGAGCTTCCAGTTGTACCGCTAAGCGCTATTGTTGGAAGCTCTTCTCCCCAATATTGAAGATTAAATCCATTTTTAGTTCTTTCTTGGGTTATAGATTTTCTATATGTATACCTTAATGTGTTTGGATTTACATACATCTTTACTATACCGAATTCCGGTAAAAACCAGTGTATTAAGTTTCTTTTCCTCTCACTTTTTCTTTTTCCTTTCGTTTTATTGAAGGATGGTAGGCCATTACCATCAGCACTTGGCGTAGATGGAACTATAAATCCATCTCTCTGAAAATCTTTTATTGTTCCGTTTTGTCCGGATTGCGAAGAAAATCCGCTATTTATAAATGATGTCAACCCATCTGAAAAATCTTCTAAACCATCTGCCATATCATTTCCTCGGGGTGACAGTCAAAGTCCGCTGATCGACGATTGCTTTAGAGAGATGCTGGTGACTAAAACCGCATACTCATAAAGTATCTTCGATATCTCTGGCTTGTACTGAGCAAAATATGATATATTTATCCTTAATTCTATACCGTATATTAATGATATGCAGTATAGAATTTACATATTAATACTATTGACCTACAACATCAATAAGTGCCGTATAATCATTCATAGTTGTCATGGAGCCGCGATAATCGCCCTTGTCAGCGCGATATTCCATATCATCGCCGGTATTATTTGATAGGCTATTTCCGTTACCGCTATAATGAGTATATATGGTTTCGGCTTGCCACTGCATATCTTCGCTGATTATCCAGTTATCTGAGCTGTACGTATAACTAATGCCAGTTATCCATACGTTTTTTATCGTTGTTATAACGGATTTGCCTGACTGGCCTTCCCACGTATCAATGATATCAATATCAAATGGCTTTCTTTGTGATTGTACGTGAACGAAATCTCTACCGAAAGCCTGCGCAATCCTTTTCCTATCAAACCTTATTCGTTTGCAGTTGCCGCTGATTTTTGTAGATGACTGTGGGGCAGAGTCAATAATACCGTCGGTACCCAGCTCGCTTATTTGAGATACCGTTCTTTGCTCTTGAACCATAATCGATTGTATTGCGCCAACGGCTTTAGAACCAACTTTTATCAATATATTTGTTGAAAGCGCCGTGCTAGTAATATTGCCGCTTGATTTGTCTGCATTGTCTTGAAGTAACCTTGAACCTGTTTTAGGGTAAGACATTTAAATCTCCAAAATTAGATTATTCCCAAGGAAACCTTGACGAATATGAAGTTAACTGGGTATGCTGGCTGACATTTTACTGATATGTTCCATTGCCTTGGATCTACGGAATCCCTATTAACCAATAGGCCGGTATATTGAGTTATCAATCCCTGATTGACCAAAGAACTTAGAACGGATACTGCTCTTGCCGTAAGAGTAGCTAGCAATGAATCGTCTTCTGGTAAACCGATATACCCAGCAAAGCTTTCCCTCAAGACCTTCGCAATACGGTCTCTAATGAAAACAATACTGATCTCTTCTTCTTCTGGATATCCGCTCTTGGTTGTCGTCTTACCCCAAACAACTCGACCGCCACCTGCAACTGGGTCTAGTACGGTAATCCCACAATCTGCCATTTGTTCTTTTGCCAAATTTGTTAACTTCTTGTTTCTTAGTATAGTGAATCCGCTAAGAACCTTATTGGTTAGTGGCATGGCAATATTGGTGTTGGCGGACAAGTAACCGCCAGCAGCGGCAGCTACATAAAATCCATCGACAAACTCATTTTGGCCACCAGCCTGAACAACAATTTCATCTGGGTAGAAGTAAACAGAGCGATAAGATTGAGCGCCGTATCCAAATGCATTTGGAACCGAGTAATCTGCCAAATCCTCCATTGTTCGAGTCGGATCGTCATACCCCTGCACGCCCTCAAGAACGCCAATATCTTCAACTGCTACCAGCTTGTCTCCCTTCAAATTTTCAAGAGATAATCCGCGAATAGCTCCGCAGAAAAGAACTCTTTCTCGCTTATTCTTAATGCTACTGGCAACCTTACAATGAGTTAGTGTGTTTTGAAAAATGGTAGATATGTTTTGTCTTGGAAGTGGAACGACAATATCAACATCCTGAGCTTCAAGAGACTCAAGTGCATTCAGCCAGCCTGCATCATAGTTATCCGCGTCTCTTGAGTCAACGAGAGTTACCCTCAATGAATATCCTGTTAGGGCGACATTTTCATTGATTATCACGTACCCATCGGAACCTATTTGAGAAAATGTATAACCGTAGTTATCTGGTGCCGAAGTTGCTCTTACAAAGTTAGAGATGTCAGTGGTTGTCAATACCGTACCGAAATCTTTCTTGTTTGGCAAATACTGCCTTTCTTCGGCAGCCGGATCTGAATCGTCTTTCATGAAGAAATGAATCTCAAAATCTTCGTGAGGAACAACCCCAGATGGAAGGGCAAACATAAAGTCGTCATCGCTAATTGCTGCTGGATCCAGCAATCTAGTAAAGGAGTAGGATGTTCTTTTTGGAGAGGATGGTCTGGCCTGCACACACATGACGCCTGGAGCGCCGTTGGCAAAAGCAAGTTGGGCGCCCAAAGATAGGGTGTTGCTTTTGCTTGGAGTTCCGTGCTTAGTGGCAATATCATTCATATTGTCTAAAAACGTAGGATCGTTTAAGTTTGCAGATGGCACGTATTCGGCAACCAAAACTTCATCTTTTGCCAAGACTCCGCTTTTTACTTCAAAGGTGAAAGAGTCACCGACATCGAATGTTGCTGTTTCACTTATAGTGAAATCGACAGTGCCGTTGTCATTACGAGATCCAACGGTCCAAAAAACTGGTTCCGGAGAATTGTATGATCCGGTCGCGCTTAGCGTTCTCTTTAGTTTATTTCCAGATACAGATCCAAAAGCTATAAATTTAGCCGTGCCAGCCGTTGGCAACCCGGAAACATCCCTTTGTACATCAATGCATTTTACTACCCATTTTTCTGGTGGGGCATTTGGGTCTAAACCAGAGTGGGATGGTGTTGATGATACTGTGGGTGATGTATGTAGTGTTAGCGCTCCGACTCCAACGTTGGTTGATGATGCCGTGAAGTTTTCGTAACTTGCTGTTTGAAGCTCAATTTTACCCGAATTTAGCTCAATCCTATAATCATAC